GGACGACCCGTTGGATTGATCTTATCAACCTCAACTCCCAATGGGTTTCGGTTCCGCTCACAAGAGCCGTTCCGATAAACCAGCCCGCTGCGCAGCAGCAGGGCCCATTAGGCGGGGCCTTCTAAAGGCACTTCGCGTCGTCCAGCTGGAGTTTAGACTCCTGGGCGAGCTTCCTGATATTTCAGGTGCGACGTGTTTAAACCTTAGGAAGGATTGGGACCAAAAGGTACCCGTCGTGATGCAGATGCCTTCACTCTCCGGTGGAGGTAAGACAAGGCGTCGTGTACGTGCTTCAAAGATGTCTTCAGCTCTTGCGAGTTGTAAACGTATTTTTGATGCTCCGTGCAAAACGTGCGATCACGGCCGTGGTATATTGGCCAAGGACGAGTGGGCAGAGCGGATGTCTCGAGTTCCCCAGGAGGTGAGCGCCAAGTGGTGCTATGATCCTTACTGGTTACTGCGAAGGCACGTCCGTTCTCTTGCCGTCGGGTGGGGCGAACGTTTGGAAAACGCTCGCAAAGAGTGTGTTGAGGGGGGGGTAAGGAGGAGTGAGAGTGGGGTTTACATCCCTGACCAGCAGGGGTGTTTTGAAATGCGTCAAGGCGAAGGTGGCACTCTTGCCACCCACCCTTCAAAGACTTCCATGGACGATTCGCTCGTCCGCTTGGGAGTCGCCAAGACAAAGGGAAAGCTTCGTGTCGTAACGATGCAATCCGCCCGCGTGAAGCGAGTCTTGACGCCTGTTCACAACGCCCTCTACGACCATTTGTCATCCTTCGGATGGTTGGTTCGTGGGGATGTGAAGAAGGAAGACTTCTTGGCTGTCCTGAATGACCGGCGAGAGGGTGAGGCTGTCATAAGTGGCGATTACGAATCCGCCACTGACAACATCTACCTCAAAGCCGTCGATGTCATTGTGGATGAGCTTTCGAAGGATGTACATTTGACGGAGAATGAAAGAAGTGTCCTGAGAGGTTCTTTCCAACGCCTGCGTTGGTTAAACACCTGCACGGGGACGATCAAACCTATTAATCGAGGTAGCATGATGGGGAATCTCGTGAGTTTCCCACTTCTGTGCCTCTTGAATAAGGCCTGCTTCGATATCGCCAGCGATATCGGACGAGGCAGCGGGGCCAACCGCGTCGGTCGTTTTAACGGCGATGACTGCTTGTTTGCAGGTGATCGGAAGTTCTTTTCCCTCTGGAAAGAGGTGACTGGAACTTTCGGACTTTGTGTCAATGTTGAGAAGACCGGCTACTCAAACATCTCTGCGGATTTGAACTCTCAAAGGTTCTTTCTCCGTAGAGGCCAGCTGGCCCCTAAACCCGTCCTTTCGTTCTTCCGACCGTACAGGGAGGAACCTGGATGTCTCTTGACAGAGGTGCTCAATGGCATTTCTACTTTTCGCGGTGAGGTCAAATCCCTCGTCGTGAATTGTATGATGCGTTTTGAGATCGCCGCGAGGCAGATCGACTTGTCGACTCTGTCTAAAAGAGAATACCAGATTCTTTCCAAGAAGTCTTGGTTTCGCCGCGCCTTGACCGATGGGCCGGCTCCTACATTTAAGAGAGGTGAAAAACGTAGTGTCGATATGGTTGTAGCAGCACCCCCAAGGGCGTCTCTATATCCTATCTTCGATACTATGTCTAAAGACGTCGCGGGGGACATGATCTCTAGATGGACGGGTGTTCCCGTTAAACCCGAAAGGGTATCCATCGATTATGCTTCCTTCCGTGAGCGATCTTCTCAGTCACCTTCTTATCAACCTCCATCTTTCCGCGTCCTCAAGCGGGGACCAAGGAAGTGGTCATTTGTCTGGCCTAAACCAGTCTATGACTTCTTCATGCTCTACGAAGATCGGGTGTTTGTTACCGAAAATGCCCGTCGATCACTTTGGATCGATGACCATCCTTGTCTCCATGTTACCATGGAATTGGTTCGGTCCCGGTTCGTTCGTGGATCACGAAACTTCCGAAGCTACTTCGGACCCCCCGCATCTCTTTCGCCTTGCTCTCTTCCACAGGTCAACTGTGGCTACGCCTAATGAGTTGCGCAGGAGCTGCTCCAGCTGGGAGATGAGTTGTATTAGTTGGGACCATAGGTCTGGGTCCCTCAGAGATGTGCACGAATACCGGTAGTGGTAAGTCGGCACGGCCCCGTTGGGGCGCGTTACGCGTTTAGGATTCGGGCAACTCTCGCTTGCGAGAGCGGGTTCTTCGAGAATCTCCCGGGAACGCAAGAATCCCGATACACAACCCTACAGCCCCAAAGAGGCTTGTGGCGAAAGCCTTCGACCCCTACCTTCTGTGGTAGGAGCATCAACTCCCGCACTAAGCCGGTCCTAAGACATAGGACATTATGTTCCTGAGTTTCGGAACAGGTTTGGGGGGCGACGGTCGTCGCGTTAGTAGTCCACTGGGGACGGGAAGTGTATTGAGCAAGTGGCGTGGCTCAACGCGGGTGCTGCCGCAGCTATTATAGCTGGTCAGTATGTGTGCTGCCTCTGAGGGCGAAAGAATGTGGTGAGTGGCGGCTTAGAATCCGCGGCGGCAAAAGTAATAGCCGTAACTAATACCGCTTGTCGGCCATGGGAAACCAGCCACAAGCTCAGACTCTACGACGGTCCTGCCGTGGAGAGCCCTTCGAAGGGGTAGTTAACGCGAAAGCGTGGTGGCGCACAAGGTCCGGC